TGTCGAAGGGGGTTCCCTAAGCACCCAGGTTCCCTTCGAGATTTTCAGCAACGTTTCTGGGATGGTGTCTCCACCGACCGACTCCCGCCAGCTCAGGTTGAGGGTTCAGCCGACCACAGAGGCAAGCCCGGACGACTCCTACGTGACCGACATGGGCATCCAGAACACCACGGACAACTACTTCTTCATCACGGCGCCCCAGAACACGTCCAACGTCGGCGACCAGAACACCTTTGTCATCTCCACGACCTCCAACGTGGGCATCGGGACGACGGACCCAGAGAAACCCCTGCATGTCGTGGGCGACTCTTGGATCACCGGGACCCTCACCGCATCCAACATCGTAGGAGCTTCACCCGTTACTATCAGTTCTGGCATCGTCATGGGTTCTGGGTCTACCCTTACGACCTCGAATCTGGTGGCGAACACTGGGGACAGCCTTTTGGTCAGTTCGAATCTGGAGGTCGGAACCTCGAACCTCTTCGTGGACACCACGACGGGCAGGGTCGGCATCGGGACGACGAGTCCGTCTTATAAGTTAGATGTCGCTGGTGATATTAGAGCCTCGTCATCAATATTAGGTGGAACAAGCACGGACACCGCTCGCGCCTTTTCGCATCTGACGAACATGGCTAATGGAAGTGCTAAATATATTACATTTGGGAAGGCAAACAGCTCCAGAAATCAGGGCGAGATTGTGTATGTTCACCAGAGTGATGGTTCTTCTACAAATTATCTTGGTATTGGTTTCCACAGCTCAACGCATCTTTACGCAACAGCTGCCGGCAACGTCGGCATCGGGATTAATACACCATCATCAAAATTACATCTGAAAGACCCACCGACTACATCAGCTACTGGTAATAAAAGATCTTACATACATATGCAATATGGTAATGGCAATTGGATTATGGCTACTAATGACGACTCGTCATGGAATCAAAATCTTTATTGGTATGCTAATTCAAATCAGACCCCAGGAAACCCAATTAAAAACGTAATTATGTTCGAAAATGATTTAGGTAATGGTACCGTTATTAGCTTTACCGGTCAGCATAGAAATTTTATTAAGGGAATACCATCTATTTTTTCAAAAGATTTTTTAGGAATGATAGTGTCATCAGACAATAACACTTATATAAAATTAAATGGTGATATTTGTAAAGGTAAAAATGCCATTACTATAAACGAAGCTGTGCCATTCGTTTCTCTTTCTAATGTTGCTTATGATAAAAAATGTTTCGGAGTGATTTCCGATGCCGAAGATCCGAATGATCGTTTCGACGCATACGGGAGAGTTATTTCAAAATTTGATAAAGAATCTGGTGATACACGTATTTTTATAAACTCTTTAGGTGAGGGAGCAGTTTGGGTGGTGAACACAAATGGAAACCTGGAATCTGGGGACTACATCACGACGTCCAATGTGGCGGGTTATGGTCAAAGGCAGGACGATGACATTCTTCACAACTACACCGTGGCCAAGATTACGATGGACTGTGACTTTAATCCGCCACAACAACCCGTTCAGATAATCTTAAAGGACGCTGACGGAAATAACATATTGGATCAATATGATCAAATTCAGTGGGTAGATGATCCAGATGGTGCCACTGAACCAGCGTACGAAACACGACAATTGGAAGGAGGGTACATAGCCGCCTTTGTCGGTTGCACGTACCACTGTGGATAAATCTTTCCTAACCAATTAGTAGAAAACCATGCCAACGTACGACGGTATCGGTTCATCGGTGATGTGTTCATCAGCAACGTTTCTGGGTTGACGACACCGCCGACCGACTCCCGCCAGCTCAGGTTGAAGGTACAGCCAGTACGCTCGTGACATCTGTATACAATCTTACTGGAAATAAACAAATAGGGTTTCAATTTGCACGATATGGAGTTGAAGACCTTGGCGCGAGTATAGTCGAAGCCCGCATAGAATCCCTCGAAAATTCTTCCTAGGTAATTAATAGAGAACATGTCTTACGTGGGCATTGGAACGTCAGATCCCAATCATCCCCTTGAAGTCGAGGGTCAGGTGTTCATCAGCAACGTGGAACAGGGCAGCGCCACCAATCTTGTTCCTTTTGAGATCTACAGTGACTACACGGGCAAGTCGACCCTTACGGATTCCCGCCAGCTGCGCCTAAGGGTCACTCCGTCTTCGACGTCCGACACCTACCACACGGACATGGGGCTGGACAACGTCGACGGTAATGTCTTCTTCATAAGCAACCCGGTCACCGGAGCCACAAGCGGATCAAGAATATTCGAAATAGATTCCGACCAACACGTTAGAATCAATACGAATGAGGTAAGCATTGGGACCGAGGCGGGTCTAACGTCCCAGGGTTCCAACTGCGTGGCGATTGGGTACGCGGCGGGTTCTAATGTCCAGGGAAGCTACAGTGTGGCGATTGGGGCATATGCGGGGTATGACCAGCAGGGATACGCTGGTATAAGTTTGGGATACGCCGCCGGGGCTTACGGGCAGATTAGACATGGCATAGCGATTGGATCCTCGGCGGGTCAACTCGATCAGGGATCTCGGAGCGTGGCGATTGGAATTCAAGCGGGTTCTAATGTTCAGGGAAACTCCAGCGTGGCGATTGGGGAATACGCCGGCAGGATGAATCAGGGACATAGCAGCGTGGCGATTGGGAACCAGGCGGGGTATGACCAGCAGAGTTCCAACTGTGTGGCGATTGGGAAATGGGCGGGTTCTAATGTCCAGGGACATAGCAGCGTGGCGATTGGGAACCAGGCGGGGTATGACCAGCAGAGTTCCAACTGTGTGGCGATTGGGAACCTGGTGGGTAGAACGTCCCAGGGATTCGACAGCGTGGCGATTGGGAACCAGGCGGGGTATGACCAGCAGAGTTCCAACTGTGTGGCGATTGGGAACCTGGTGGGTAGAACGTCCCAGGGAAGCTACAGTGTGGCGATTGGGCGCCAGGCGGGTGAAACGTCCCAGGGATTCGAGAGCGTGGCGATTGGGTTCATGGCAGGTTCTAATGTCCAGGGAAGCAGCAGCGTGGCGATTGGGTCGTCGGCGGGGGAGAGGACTCAGGGAAGCAACAGCGTGGCGATTGGGTACCAGGCGGGGGAGAGGATTCAAGGATCCTTGGGCGTGGCGATTGGGACCTCGGCGGGTCAAGTCACTCAGGGAAGCAGCAGCGTGGCGATTGGGTACCAGGCGGGTCAACTCACTCAGGGAAGCTTCAGTACGGCGATTGGGATCTCGGCGGGCAGATCGTCCCAGGGAAGCAACAGCGTGGCGATTGGGACCTCGGCGGGTCAACTCACTCAGGGAAGCTTCAGTACGGCGATTGGGATCTCGGCGGGTCAACTCACTCAGGGAAGCTTCAGTACGGCGATTGGGTACCAGGCGGGGTTGGATAGACAGGGAAGCAACAGCGTGGCGATTGGGTACCAGGCGGGTTCTAATGTCCAGGGAAGCAACTGTGTGGCGATTGGGGTCGGGGCAGGTTCTAATGTCCAGGGAAGCAGCAGCGTGGCGATTGGGGACCAGGCGGGGTATGACCAGCAGAGTTCCAACTGTGTGGCGATTGGGAACCTGGTGGGTAGAACGTCCCAGGGATTCGACAGCGTGGCGATTGGGAACCAGGCGGGGTATAACCTTCAGGGATTTAGCAGCGTGGCGATTGGGGACCAGGCGGGGTCAACGTCCCAGGGACCCTACAACGTGGCGATTGGGCGCCAGGCGGGGTATAACCTTCAGGGATACAGAAGCCTGGCGATTGGGTACCAGGCGGGGTCAACGTCCCAGGGAATCGGAAGCGTGGCGATTGGGTACCAGGCGGGTCTAACGACCCAGGGAAGCAACAGCGTGGCGATTGGGGACGCGGCGGGTCTAACGTCCCAGGGATACACAAGCGTGGCGATTGGGCGCCAGGCGGGTGAAACGTCCCAGGGAAGCTACGGCGTGGCGATTGGGTACGATGCGGGTCGAACGTCCCAGGAAATCAACAGCGTGGCGATTGGGTTCCAGGCGGGGTCAGCGTCCCAGGGAAGCCACAGTGTGGCGATTGGGGACCAGGCGGGTGAAACGTCCCAGGGAAGCTACGGCGTGGCGATTGGGTACGCGGCGGGTCGATCGAATCAGCATAATAATACCATTGTTCTAAATGCAACTGGTGCTGCTCTTAGTACTTCTTCCAGTAGTAGGTTTTACATAAGACCAATTCGCAACGTGGCGACGAACGATTTTTTATATTATGATCCGAGTAGCGGAGAAGTAACTTTTGCTAGTACATCCGACAGGCGCATGAAGCGGAATCTCCAACTTGCCAATTATTCGGCGGTCGACGAAATATCAAAATTAAAAGTATATACGTTCGAAGAAAAGGACAATGGCATTCATCCAGCCAACGAAAACACTGTGTGGACTCCAAGTGTGGGTGTCCTATCTCAAGAACTTTACAAATACGCGCCAACGATGCGACACACGATACACATTCCGGAGGACGTGGGCGACATCGATTCATTCGTGCCACCGGAAGATCCAAATGATCCTACGGTGGACTGGAGCGTCTGGGGAACCGAAACTGCTGGGATTGATCACATGAGATTGGTGCCTCACACCATGAAAGCTATTCAGGAACTCAACCAAGAGATTATTAATTTAAAGGCTAGAATTACTGAATTAGAAAATGCGAGTGCTCCTGGTCAGTAATGCATCTCCCTTTGAGTGCGTAAAAACGGGGTACGCGGTACAAATACGCCATCTTATACGTATGATTTTGAATAGGGGTCATTCAGTCACACATGTAACATGGAATATGCACATAGGTGGTGGAAGACAGATGACTTTTAATGAAGTCGCTGCATATCCGGAATTCAAACGATATGTGTCTGATATTTATTCTATAAATCTTTTGGATAATCCCAATGTTCGTTTGATGTTCTGTCCACATTCAGACTTGCGCGCTGAGATCCGTTGTTCTGAAATAAATGAAATGATAAACGTCACGAATTCGGACCATGTATTTTTTATTATGGACTGTCAAAAACTTATATTTAATGAGAATGAAAAGTTCAATTGTAAATCACATATATGGCTACCAATCCACTATGATCCAATTGAAAGATACAGCGTTCATGTTCTAAGTCACTTTGACCACATCATCCCTCTTAGTCCTTCCACCGAAAGGATTGTACTAAAACATATTGGACATTCAGAAAAATGCATCCCCCATGTAATTCATTTCCGAACACCTATACTAGATTATGTTACAAAGGAGCAAATAAGGGAAGAATTCGGAATACCCAAGAACAAATGGATTTTATTAACCGTTGCTGGTAATTACGAACCAACTGGAAGAAAATCATTTGACACCACGATGGTGGCATTTAAAAAGTTTCTCGACAATCATCCAGATGCTGTTCTTTGGTTACATGCTCAACATGAAGATACTGGACCACCTGCATATGATTTATTTGGAATGGCCGCCGATTTAAACATACCAAAACAATCGCTTATCATTACACAAACTTCTTTGGATGAAACGACGTTTCAAAAAATTTACAAGGTTGCTGATGCGTATATTTGTGGTTCTCGCGCAGAGGGGTTCGGGGTTCCTCAACTTGAGGCTCAGTATTATGGTTTGCCGGTGGTAGCCACTAAATTTGGAGCCATGGAAGACTATTGTTGGCACGGGGTCTGTGCCGAACCCGCCCAGGTAAGTTACAATCAAATGCAAAGTGCCTGGTGGGTGATGCCTAGTATAAAAAACATAGCGGATGCCCTTGAAAAAATTTACAATGGCGAATTGACCACGACAAGTGAAGAAGCGACTGAACGTGTAAGAAACGAAATGTCATTTGAGACCGTGTCTAAGAAGATCATGGATCATCTTGAAAGCTCGACAAATCTTTCTTAAATTCTGAATACAAAAGATCATAAATATTTCCGGTGGGTGATTCGTCATATTTCAGTGTAATATGTTTAGATTCTATCGTTGGTTTTTCTGCTTCTTTGGCTTCCTTTGAAACCCATATGTTAAAGTTTCCAGAAAGAATATAAGTTTTCTTACTCATTGTAGCTATTTGAGGGGGTGTATCATCTGTGTAATATAGTTTATTATTTTCTGTTTGACTTCTAACATCAACATGTGTGTCAAGAGAAGCATAATAACTATCAATTGCGATTCCGTTTTTTAAAACCAGCGAATCATTCACTATGACGCCCATATTTATATTATTAGTGATTTTATTTTAAAGAAAAAATGCGCGTTCTAGACAGATGATCTATCCTACCACAAAATGTCACTGGTGTGGTGTACCTTTGCAGTGGACCAGTCGATATGATTTCGTGACCTATGCCTTTGAGTATTTTCAGATCGAGTACAGGATTCCCTTGGAGCGGATGTCTAGGGTGTATCACAAGGGCAGATCGAGTTCCAGGAAGAATGTATGCTACGCCTGCTTCAAATTGAATCTGAATAACATTCATCAGAGGGAGATCACGGGCAGGTGCAAATTCGAGAGACATAGGGGCGTCGACATCACCGACATGGTTGGCATCTTCATGTTCAAACTTTTCAACCAGTCATGGAGGCACAAAAGGTACATCGAGTTCATGTGGCTCCAAAACCACACCTTCGATGCCTTCCTGGATTACATCTACACGCGCGACATTTTGTTATCGTCAGAGCACAACGAAGACGAGATTGAATACTACTATGAGGACATGGTTCGTTCGCACTTTGATGTTCCGGCACATTTTGAGGCAACCTGGGATGACGATGAGAATATAATTAATTTTAATTTAAACAACACGAGCACCATTATCGTAAATGCACATCCTGTTATCGAGTAATGGCACGCCATTTAATGGTGCCAAGGGTGGCTACCCTAGTCAGCTCAAGCACCTCATCAAGATGTTCTTGGATCGTGGACATACGGTCACAATGATCATATGGTCCCTATGTGGGGTAAAGCACACTGGTGTACTTTCATTTAGAGATCTTGTCAACGCGAATATTCTTCCGAATGAAACCCGCGATCCTTGGTCCCAGGCGCTGTTGGATCGCCCCGGTGTGAGTTTCATTTTGGGGCCCTATGAAAAGTTTCCATGTGTCATTAAAATTACCGACATCAACGAGTACATAAAACGCACCAACGCTGGAGCCGTCTTATTCCTCCAGGACATCTTCCTGCTTGACACCTCTACTCAGGAACAGATCGCATGTCCTTCGTATCTATGGTTTCCTTTGCACTATGAACCCATAGACGAACCTACGGTCAAGGCTCTTGGAAAGATACAAACAATCATTTCATTGTGCATGTCCACACGCGAAAGGATAATAAAACAGATGGGGCGAGAAAGTCACGTCGTGCCTCACATAGTGGAATTTCAGACACAGTTGCCTTCAGAAGATACCAAGGAGAAAATTCGCAAGGACTTTGGGATAGATGACCGCTATGTGGTTCTTACCGTGGCTGGAAACTATGAACAGAGTGGGCGAAAGTCTATCGACACGACCCTTTTGGCGTTCAAAGAATTTCAGAGAGAACATCCCGAAGCACTCCTTTGGATTCACGCGCCGACGTTAAACCACACAAGAGTTTATGATGTCCCTTTGATGGTAAGAACCCTTGGAATTCCAGAAACCTCCATCAAGATTACCGAAACAACTCTGGATGAGACCACTCTCCAGAAGATGTACAAATGTGCTGACATGTATCTGTGTGGATCATGCTCAGAAGGGTTTGGCATTCCACAGCTGGAAGCTCAGTACTTTGGCATTCCGGTGGTCACGACGCAATTCGGTGCCATGCACGACTATTGTCTATATGGAATTTCCGTTCCTCCAATTCAGCGACGATTCAATCACATGCAGAATGCGTGGTGGGTCATGCCTAGTGTCCAAGGCACGGTCGAGGCAATGGAAAAGATCTATCAGGGCGAGCTGGAAGATAAGTCCGAATGGGTTGAACAAGAGGTTCGGCGCATCACCAGTTACGAAACCGTACGTAATTCCATTCTCGGCATAATAGAGAAAAAATAAAGATGGTTCATAATAGAATATGGAACAGACTCCATTCAAAGCTGTGTTTACCAAAAAATCCAATTTTGTTACACAAAGTTTCGACACGGATCCTTTGACTATTGACTATGGTGGAGAAAGTAAATTTCTGATTCCACGACATGGCGACTTTATCACTAAAATGTACTTACTTATTGATTATACAAGTTCGGTGAGTTCTAATGTAAATCACGCACTGGCTATGATAGATCATATATCATTGATTATAGGCGGGACAACAATTCAACAAGAGAGTGGCGAAACGCTTAATCTTAGGTTGAATGTCGAAACCCAAGAAAAAGAAACTTTCTCGGTGGTTCAACTGTTCAGGATGTTGGGCGGCGGTCCGGGATATCCATTCACAGATGAAAACCAATACCCACGAACTTACCGTCTTCAAGTGCCGTTACAGTTTTGGTTTCAAGGAATTCCAGATTTGGCAATACCATTGGCAGCACTACGTTATCAAGAAGTTGAGGTCGAGGTGGGTCTCAGAAATTCCGCAAGGTGGGGTGGGGTTGATTCTGGTGTAACGAGTTCCGAGGTACGTCTAAGGACTGAGTATGGCTATGCTCAAGATGAAGTAATCAAGGCGATGATGAGTAGACCTTTATTATTTCCAGTTGAACAATTTCAAATGGAAGAAATGGAATACACTGGAGATACTTCATTCACATTGAAACCGGAATTTGTGAATCCGGTCAAGGCAGTTTTTGCTTTGTTCAAGGACACCACAACAGACACAACGAATATATTTGATTATTCACGCAACGACAATTCTAGTGTGGATGCAAACGATTTTTTAACCTCGATGGAGATCGTATTGGACAACGAGGTGCTTATGCCTAAGGAAATTGGAACATTTGAAATGTATCGGGGTTTTCAGTATTATTCGCATTTTATAGGTTCAGCACAGAACATCATTAAATCGTCAAATCGTTACTGTGGTTTCATGTACCCTCTCGCATTTTGCAAGGATCCTATGAATAGAACCATTCCAAATGGATCCATAAACTTTTCGACTATTCTAAATCCTTTGTTCAACGTGGAAGCCAAAGGAAAAAGTTCAAATATCATTCGTTTTCGTTTGTACGCACTCTCGATAAATTTGCTTTATATCGAGAATGGTATAGCACGACTTTTGTTTACAGGTTCGGAGATTACACTTCCTCGATTTCCTTGAATTCTGCGAAGGAAACTTTGTTGTCACCGTCTTTATCATAAGTACTCACGTCAAATTCAATAGCCTCTATGAAACCAGAAGCGTCTACATCCAGACTATTGAACTTGCCCTCGACGACTCCAACGACGGTGTCATAGTCTATCACATCTGCCGAACCATTTTCAACCACAAGTGTATTTGTAGAAAGATAATACGTTGTTAAAATAAATTGCGATGGAAGTATCAATAATGAATTTATATTTAATCTTGAATCTGGCGAAATCTTGATGTACCCCTGATTTGAACCGTTCCAAGGTTCAAAGCGCATCATATAAGGATTTGAAAGATTTTCCTCGCTTGTGTAAGAAGTGGCTGGGATACCCACATGAGCTGTATTGGTTCTGAGATATCCACCGGTGTTCATATTGAGAGACAACAGTGCATTCGTGGTCCGATCGAGACCTACACTAGTATTCAAAATAATTTTTTGATCGGTTATTGTGTAGTTGTTGGTCGACGTTGCAAATATTCTCCTCCATAGATCGTATTCAGGTGCTAAAACGGTAAAAAACATTTCAATCGAAGAACTCTGTGGACGCGGTGCGCGGAATTCATAGTCTCCTACGACCACCTGAAGAGGCTGTTCCGAGAATGAATATCCATAGAAACTTCCATCATTGTAGTAATCATGAAGATATGCCTGTAGTTCCTGAAGGAAAAGGGGTTTTCTTAGTTCATTTCTGTCTGTCTTATTCAATGTAGTAATTCTCGCATTGATAAGTGAGGTGAAGAAATATGGATTATATCCGGCGATGGCATTCTTGAATGTCCAGAATATTGCGCGACACGAGTAAGCACTGTTGAAAAAATACCTATAGAATGTACCAACAACTGAACCTGGAATTTGGACATCTTCTGCTGTCACCTTTTCGATTGGATATTCTTGGCGCGTGGAACGCAACATGAAACGTTCACTCGGTGTCAATGTGACTTCTTCTGTGACGAACATGAAGTCAGTGAGATCGGCGCCAGACGCAAACCCATTTGTATCGCTGACTATATCGGCAAGAGGGAGGAATTGGATCACCAATGTAATTTCAGAATTGTGCATTGCACATAAAGGCAACGGTGCACGAAAGGATTTGGTGTCAGCCTTGGAATCCACATAGTGATTGTTGAAGAAAAATGGAATTGGAAAGAACAATCTTTGAGACGTATCGTTGGCTTTCAATACCGGTTGAGTATTGTATTTGGCACCGAGGTTGAATGAAACATTGAGCGTGTTTTCACGATCCTGTTCACTGGAATACATTGATTCATAGATGGACAACCATTCCCCTCTTAGCGTCTGAATCGTTTTTCCATTCACGATGAGATCCACCTTTTTGATCAACGAAAGGCCGAGGTTCTTCAGGCATGTGGGCGTTTCAGACGTCGTGGGAAAATTAAACTTCAACATGAGACCGGTAAGAAGGTCGCCCATATCTTGGGGTCTAAACGTGTATCGTATCTCTTCACCCAAGAATGTGGTTGACGCCGGTCTATAAAACCTGTAAAAAAGAGTCGCCTGAGAATACTCCTTGTAATTGTACTCCCTCTTTGAGTTAAAGTCGTACAAGAATTGGTCTTGTTGTCCCACGCCACTCAAGCCGGTTAGAGCACCAATACCCGTGTCGCCACGAAATCCAACTGGAGGCTTCTGCATGTTCCTCTCTTAAAGAAAAGCGACATTTTAAAAAATAATAATGAGTCGCGAGGAACAGATGATAGAGGCGGCGATGAATGCCATTCAGCCCGTTCTGGAGAACTCTGTGATTGTGGCCGCAGAATACTGCAAGGCCACCGGCAGGAACATTGTGACGGCACTGGACATGGAATACGGTATGAAGTGGTGTGCCATGAATGTCACTGGGAGGGTCTTTGGATCCATCCTGCCAGACGAGGAAACGGACAGCGACGAGGACGACATGGTCGTTCAGGAATCCGAGATGGGATTCGATGACGAATTCCGCGAGTACGAAGGGGACGACGAACGCTATCTCAGTGTCAACCAGGCGGTCCGCGAGTGGGCAGACTGGGAACCCGAAACCCCTGCTGAAATCATGTTGAAGAATGCGATAAATTCAAGAATATAATTAGTAGCACGTCTGGTAGAACCAATGGAAGGTTATGAATATGACCCAGACGAGTATGCCACAATTTCCAGTGAGACCGAGTCTGAAAAATCATTGGTCCCACTGGAACATGAAGAGAGTGTTCAGATTTTGAAACCCCAGGTTGAGTACTCGGAACTGGATGACGTATTCAGTGAGGAGCTGGATGACCTTGACCTCCGTGATTTCTTCATTGAAAAAAAGCAATCTAATAGTAGAGTATGTCAAGTTACGACATCGTTATCGACAGTTCAACCAGAAAAGACAGAGCCACAACCGATGCTAACGACTTCGTCAGCTATCTCAGCACACCCCTTTATGGAGTCCAATCCATGAACTTTGTGAGCGCGTCAATTCCATACATCAGTACGGCCAGCACGAATTCGAATGTTCATGCTTACTACGTTGTCTTGGAAGTTCCGAACTACGGGATTTTGACTGATAGGATTTACACCGTGGATAATCCACCGGAGGGTGGCGATACAAACCTGAATTTTGCCTACACCGGAACACTTATTACGCCACAGGTCACCAATCCTCAATCCAATAATTACGTGATGAGTTCGATGAATGACAAGTTCAGTGTTCAAAAGACGGTGCCGGTCATGGAAGCGATCAAGGTGTCTATCTATTATTATGACACGAGTGACAGTACGTTCAAGTTGTACCCATTCACGAGCACCGGGGCGTCCACCGAAGAGTTTGTTCTCAAGTTGAATGTCCAAGCCACCAAAGATAAACGATTCGCCACCAAGCAGCAGGACGAGGATGACAAGCGCCTCGAACCTAACATCGCACCGCCGGTGACACCAGGGTCGGAGAATACATTCGCACGCAAGTTGATTAACTACTACCGATCAGCCACCCGTAACAAATTGAATCCAGAAGAACCCACGGAACCCGTCGGAGCCCTGTTGCCCCGCAGAGAGTTCATGGGAGTTCCCACCAAGTATGCCCAGATCCTGATTCCGATCGCGGTCGTTCTTTTAGTGCTCGCTATTCTCTTGGCTAAGTAATAATGGCTAGGTCATCCTACACGACGCTCGGTCTCCCAGATTTCAACTACGAATACCATACTATTTCGTTCGATACACTGGATCAAACGAGTTCAAATAACTTTACTGTGTACTTCAATACACCTTTGAAACAGGTGGTTCAAGCACGTCTGTTGGGTCTCCACGTCCACACCCGTGGATCTGTGGAACACCTCTATATGCGAATCCGCGAATTGGAATCCAACTTCAATGACCGACTCACCAAGGACCCGCCGTCTGTTACAGCAGTTTCACCGGTTCAGTCCATTGCCCGTGGTGCTTTTGGGTCAATTATTAGCGACAATGATCAGGGTTCGTCATCTGACCAGCTGATTATTTTCAAAGACAACTACGATCAAATTACTCAATTTATTCATCCTATAGAACATTTGGACAGGTTGACTGTGAAGTTATATAACCAGAATGGGGCTCTCATCCCAGTTCCACATGGCGGTGCTGAGGTCAATCACTTCATCATCAAGTTTGTATGCCGTTCACCCAACCTTCCAGGGAGGCAGACGCTTCCATGGGTTCAGTCTAAGGCTGGCATTTAGATGTCGTCCTCCTCGACCACCTTGACCGTCCACTCCTGATTGGGTTGCTCTTTGATTAACTTGTCCAGACGCATCTTGGTGGCCTTGACCGTTCGCTTAACATGTTCGGCCAGTTCCTCTATCTTCTTGTCTTTGTTCTTCAGGAGCCACTCTTCATCCTCGTTAGACCACCGACCCGATTTCAGGGTCGAATGTTCCTTGGCGATCTCGAGAGCCATCTTCTTCACCTTGGTGAGTTGCCCCTCGAGACCTTCAATCTCCTTGATAAGATCATCGATCGTAGGCTTGGGTGCCGGTAACAGTTCTTGGTGACCATGCTCGCGATGCCAAAGGACCTTATCCCAGAATGCCTTCATGATAGGCACGTTGGTCGCCCACCACTCGCGGTCCCGTGGAATCTCCACGCAGACGAACTCAGCAGGCTTGGGGTAGGTGATTTCGGCAGGTCGATATTGCACAAAGTCACAGACTTCCAACTCGAGGCATTCCATGAGCACCTGAACTTGTGCATAGTAGTATTCGGGTGGTGTTCCGTCACCAATGGCTCGTGACCTTGGACACTTGATCTCTAAAAGTCTTCCGCTATATGTGATGCCATCGGGTGATCCACCGATCCAGTCGAGGGTGTGGTGGGGTTCCAAACCAATCTCAAAGACCTGTTGATTGTGGCGTTGTTCGTAGATCTGCCGGGCTTCATCTTCGTACTTCTGCCCGTGCTTAGTCGCCCAGTCGTTGAAGGGTTCACTGACGCCACACTTTTTCAGAATCAACTTCTCGGGTTTTTCGTAGGGATTCACACCTATCGCCGTACCGGCATCGGATGCCGTGAGCATCGTGCCCCTCATCTTGAACCACGCATCGGAACGTTGTTCAGGATAAGTCTTGTTGAAAAACTTCTCCGCTTGGGGATGCATACTAGTTAGCATAGGGCTCTAATGTTTAAGTGGAGGACTTGGTCGGGGTCTTCTTCTTGCGTGACTTCTTGGGTTTTTCTTCTTCCTGAATAACTTTTTCAACTTCGGTGACGGCAGCTGCTGCGACCTCGACAACCTCGGGGACCGGTTCCGGCTCGGGTTCCTCCTTGACCACCACGGGCTCTGGAACCGGTTCCGGCTCGGGCTCCTCCTTGACCACCACGGGCTCTGGAACCGGCTCCGCAGAAAGCATCAATCGAAGACCCTCGACGTCCACGACCTTTTCAAAGTGCTTAGCGAACTCCCTGAAAACACCGTTGCCACGCTTCTCCACGACAACCACATCGGGTCCGAAAGCCTTCACGTCTGAGATGGACTTCACGGGAAATCCTGTAGGGACATCCACGATCACATTACCTGACTTGCGACCCCACGCACGAATCTCATGACCTGCACACATCTCATTGACTGTCTTGGAAATAGGATTGATAAGGGCGACCTTCATTATTACTTTCTGTGGACATTTTTAATCATGGCATTGGGGCGTTTGGATGGAACCAGTCTCTTTTCAAGTTTCTCCTCGAGACGTTTCAGGGTAAAGTAGGCACCGGCCTGCTCGGCTTCCTTCTTAGTGGAACCCTTACCGGTCCCCCACTGATGTCCCTGGACGTAGACACCCACTCTGAACTTGGTGGCGTCCACGTGATCTAACTGACGATACTCTGGCAAATCCCACTTCTGAGCCTGACAGACTCGCATCAGGATGTCCTTGTAGTTGTCATCTACCATCAGCCTGTCCAAACGGATGAGGTCTGGGTTATCCAGGACACCCAGGACGAACTTCTTGGCTTCGATCATCCCGAGATCCAAGTAGATGGCGCCCACAAATGCCTCAAAGACATCTTCAAGAATCTTTGGATTATTGTTCCATCCATTTCTCATCCCCTTTTCATCCATCTGAACCCAGTTGTGAAATCCTAGTTTGGCAGACACATCCGCCAGCGTCTTTCCACAGACGATCTTTGTTCTCGCACGAGTTAGAAATCCCTCCTGCAGATTCTCGTACCTATCGAACAAGTACTTGGTGACAATAAAGCCCAACACGGAGTCGCCCATAAATTCCAATGTTTCATAGGAACCCTCGA